CAGCTAAACGGTTGATACAAAAGACGCCTACACTAACATCTTCTACTTTGGATAAATTAGTTGAAAAACGATTAATTCATAATTCCAACCCCTTGGGGGTGATAGGTGTTGATCACATCATGTTGCGTAACACCTTCATCGGGGAAGTCAAAAAAGACGACTTCTTCGAGGAACTGTTACTTGAATTTCCAGGTATGGTCTTAAGACCAGATGGAACCAAAGATTATTTAAAGACTGACCTTAACAAATGTCGTAAACTGTATATCCAACTGGTAAAGAAGGATGATGTTTTGCATAAACAAATTATGGAATGTCTGAGACTCGAAGTTATCGAACGTAATGCCACCAATAAAATGGGGTATATGAAACGATTGCACAGATGGTTAGACTCGGAAGAGTGGAAAATCTGGCAACAAAAACTTGGGGATTCAGCCATCGAGACAATTGATTTAGGTTATGGACTTAAACTTGAGTAGACTACGTCTACCACGGTTTTAAATAAAACTGAGTAATTAATGGGACTACCTTATATTCATATAGCAACTGCAGCTGATGAAATCATATCCTACATGGATAAACGTCGTACAGGGAAAGTAAAATCCCTGAAGACAAAATGGGAACGTTTCAACAATCAATGTATGGGTGGTATTGAACCAAATTCAATCTACACATTTGCTGGTATTAGTGGTAGTGGTAAATCTTCATTTCTTAATAGTTTAGAAAGTGACCTATTTGAATGTAACCCAAACGTTGAGTTTGTGGTTCTTTCATTTAACTTTGAAATGCTTTCAAGTAGACAAGTAGGTAGAAAACTGTCAAACCTGTTGAATAAAACAACTCAACAGTTATATAGTGGGCTAACTACCGATCATTTAACTGATGAAGATATGATTAAGGCTTCGAAAGAAGTCGAAAGAATAAAGAAACTACCAATATATTATGTTGACCTTCCTGGTAATGTTGACGATATCCGTGAAACTATTTTGGAGTTTTCCAAACTAGATTTTGTTAAGAATAAATGGCTAATTATTACATTAGACCATACTCTATTGACCAAAGGTCGATCGGGTGAAAAAGAACGTGAAATTTTAGCCAATCTTCAATATATGTTCATGGAGGTTAAAAAGTTTGCTAGAAATACAATCATACAATTAAGTCAGATGAACAGAGAAATAGAAAGTACGGATCGCCTCAATAATCCGAGCATGCACTTTCCAACTCGTAGAGACATTTTCGGTGGAGAGAGTGTCTTTCAAGCGTCTGATTATGTAATTGTCCTTCATCGTCCCGAACTCTTACTCCTAAAAACGTATGGACCCGCGGGCTGGCTTGTCGCCAACCGTGTATACATGCATTTCCTGAAGAATAGGGAAGGAGAACTAAAGGTTCTCACTTTTACAAATGACTTGAAGTACAATCGTATTGTTGATTTTGATCCTAACTCTGCAAGTACTGCTAACCCCCTTTTGTTTAATTATTAACATTAACTTTAGACTTTATGTATCTTTACAACGCACGCAGAATCAATTTCGAACAGCCCTCAGTACGCACAATCATAATTGAGCGTCCACAGGCAACTCGTAGAATCGTTTTCCAACCGGAGCTTGTTCTCCCATCCTATACTCTCGACAGATTGTACAGGGAGGAAAACCTTCTCAACAACAAAGGTGAGTTTTTCGTAAACGTATCTGAAAAGCATCCGTATGTGAAAGAACTTACACGTCAGGCACAGAACCTTGGTCTTACAGTATCTGGTGACGGAACTGCAAAAGTAACCGGTGGTGACATACGCGAAGTACAAAAAGGTAACCAGATCACTTTCGGTTCCTCTTCACGTTTTGACATGAACTGGACAAAAAGAGACCAGTATTTCTGCCAGAAGGGTAATGCTCCGGTTTACGACATCGTAAAAGACTGGAACAAAATCGAAAAAGCCCTCAAACAATTTGCTGATGGTAAGAAAAACCTCAACACAGCCAATGGAAATAACGTAAAATTCCACGCACGTTTCATGGTTGTTGACGGTCAGGTTATACCTTACGAAAAGAATCAGGTAGCTGTGCTTATGCCAGCTCAGGTTCTGAGAGACATCTGTTTCGAATATGATCTATTAACTGTTGCAGTTATTCGTAACTACTAACAGTAAAAACATAGGGGGTTGAGCTTGCTCACCCCTTATTCTTTAAATGAAAAGAAGTGAGCTTACCGAGTACTATGTAGATAGTTACATACCGAATCGGCAAGACTGGAAGCTGTCTGGGTTTGTGTACCAGCACCAGGTAAGTTAAAAACGAGGCGTTTCTACACGCCTACACTTCTTTTTATTTATTTTAATTATTTTTATAAAAGTGATTTATGGCCAATAAAGTTTTAATATTAGGTCATCCAGGCAGTGGTAAGACATCGTCTGCGAGAGACCTAGACCCTAAATCAACTTTTATTATATGCCCTGATGAAAAGGCATTACCTTTTAAAGGATGGAAGAATAATTACAAAACCACAATTGGCGAAAACGGTAAAATGGACTTGGCGAATACCAATCTCTATCATACCACGAATCCACAAGTAGTCAAACAATTATTGAGAGCAATCTCTGAAAGTAAACCTGAAACTAAGGTTATATTAATCGACACAATTACGTCGCTTATGATTTCAGAGGTGATTAAACGTATGGGTGAAAAAGGCTTTGAGAAATTCAATGACTTTGCAGCTGATACTTATAATATAATCAAGATGATTGATGGACTACGCGCAGACCTTACAGTTATTGTCGTAGCACATGTCGAAGAAAATTACGATGCGGAAGGATCACTCAGAGTATCATTTATGGTACCTGGTGGTAAACTCTTAAAAGAGAAAATAAAAGTTGACGGAATGTTTACTACCGTGCTCTACACTGAAGTAGAGGTTAAAGATAGTAAACCTAGTTACTATTTTCTTACGCAAAATAATGGAAAAAATAGTTGTAAGTCCCCAGAGGGCATGTTTAGTGAGATGAGAATCCCTAACGATTTAAAATTCGTTCTGAATCGAATCAAGGAATATGACAATGGTGACGACAATGCTTAACTGATAATATTACAAATATGTTATATAGTGTAACCGCCGATATACAGAAAAAAGATGTTAGCAATCGGTACATGGGAGCAGGTATTCACGAGAATTGTGAACTGACTTCTATTGAATATAAGAGAACAGACAAAGACAGTGAACTAATTGCATTCTACTTTGAGAATGAACTTAAAGAAAAGTTATCTCATACAGAATGGAGAGTTCAAGCTAAGAAAGATCTCAACACAATGACGGAAGCTGAACAGAATTTACATATTCGTTTAGTGACTAATCAAATCAAGCGCTTAAACTCAATAGCAACAATATTCATTTCTGAAGAAGCCTTCAGGAAAGTTAAAGGTGTAACCTTTGAAGAATTTTGTAAAAATGTAATTGCAGCTATAGGCGATTCATATAAAGGTGTAAAAGTTCGTATTAAAGTTATTTACGATAAACGTAATTTTACCGCCCTTCCTTCGTACACTAATTACGAATGGATAGAACCCATGACTATCTCTAAAGAGAATTCTAAGATTAAGATACTCGCTAAAGATAAGATGGAAAAATCTACACCCACGAATTTAAAGGGTGCTGACGAAAAAGAGAATGAAATAGAAATAGCATCAACTACTGTTAAAGAACCTGTATTTGCAATAGCAACTACACCTACTGAAACAGTTGATGATCTTCCTTGGGCTGCATAGTCTTAGGTATTTCGAACAATATATAGTCAAGGGCTTGGAAACAGGCCCTTTTTTATTTACATTAACCAAATCAATATGGCAAAAAGAAAAGTTTTAACTGAAGAAACATTAAAACGATTTATCAAACGCGATTCTCACTCAATGTTGGAAATTGCAGAACATTTTGATGTAACTCCTAAGGAAGTAAATAAAATGTTACTTTCCATGAAAAACAGTAATTATAACATACTTGAAGATAACAGTACAATGGTTGCTTTAGGTACGGACATAAACACAGGTGTAGTTACTCATCCTTTTGACCCACGTATGTGGCAGGGAGATATACTTAAGTTTGGTTTCTCATCAGATAATCACATGTGTAACAATAACAGTAGAGAAGACGTTAATAATCTTCTTTATGATATCTTCGCAAGTGAGGGTATTGGACTTGTTTACAATGGTGGTAACTGGATTGATGGTGAACACCATTTCAACAAAAATGAAATATTTATTCGCGGATGTACTAATCAATTAAAGTACTGCGCAGAACATTATCCATACAGAAAAGGTATCATAACCAAATTTGTAGCTGGAGATGATCACGAAGGATGGTATGTCCAACGTGAAGGTATTAACGTAGGTGAATATCTCGTTAAACACAGAAGAGATTTAGGTATGAATGACTTAGAATACCTTGGTTATGGTGAAGCTGACATATTACTCAGTGAACCTGATCAGAAACATGAAAGTTGGTTACGTGTGTTACATCCTGGTGGTGGTTCCGCGTATGCCCTGTCTTATACAATGCAGAAACTTGTTGAAAGTTACCAAGGTGGTGAAAAACCAACAATTATATTGGCCGGTCACTATCACAAACTCGACTACTCATTTCCTCGTGAAGTACACGCCATTCAAATGGGTACAACATGTGATCAAACACTGTTCATGAGAAAGAAGAAAATACAGGCTATGGTTGGTGGTGGTATCGTGGAAGCACGTAGAGCCGCTGATGGTAGTATTAATCGTGTAAAGGTAGAATTTATAACTTTTTACGATAAATCTTTTTATATTGGTAAAGATAAATACTTTAAAGGGTATATGGCTGAAAAATACAAAAAGAAAGAGGTTTATACAGAAAAAACTCCTGGTAAACCAGATATCAAAACATTTGATCCAGTAGGACAATGATAATAGTTATATCTTGCATATTCATAGTAGTGTTGTATTTAGGTTATAAAAACAGAAATAATTATGACCCTTTACAGTCACATAAAACAGGAGCAAACTAATGATATATGACGTAGGATTTGCAGTAGACACAGGTAAGGATATGCGTAAAGCTATCCTTGCTCAGGTCTCTGACTATGAAATCTACAGTTATTACTTAGGATATGCCTTCCAGATAGGAAGAATCATGTCCTCTCCATTTCGTACGGACTCTAAACCGTCCTTTAACATATACAAAGATAGATTCTACAATGGTCTTTTACACAAAGACTTTGGTGACTCAAGGTTTACTGGGGATTGTTTC